CTAGTGCTGCCGACATCGCTGATGCCGTCTGGGATGAAGCTGCTAGTGGTCATGCTAGCTCAGGTACATTCGGCAAATACGTGGCTGACATCCTAACTGACACGGCTGAAATTGGTTCAGCAGGCGCAGGTTTGACAGCAGTTCCGTGGAACAGTTCATGGGACGCTGAAGTTCAGTCCGAATGCACAGACGCATTGAATGCCTACGATCCACCGACCAAAGCGGAAATGGATGCGATGTGGACAACGGCTCAGACAGAGAGTTACGCCTCTGACGGCGCAGCTGCTACGCCAGCACAACTGCTGTACATGATTTACTGTGCGGTTGGTGAGTTCGCTATCAGTAGCACCACGATCACAGGCAAAAAGCTTGATGGCAGCACGACAGCCATGACATGGACGATTAACGACGCAAGTAATCCAACTAGCAGAACTCGTGCGAGCTAATGGCAATAAAACATTTAGTCGCTCCTGGATTCACAGGAGGAATCAAATACGCAGTGACAAGAGGGTTAGCCGTAGCTCAAAACGTCACACCAATCATCGCTCAGTCAAACATATTGATCGGCGACGTAGCAACAGAAGACACATACCGCAAAGGCTTAGCCCTGACAGGACTGACCTTTGTGTTGGTGAACAAGACGACAGGAGCTGCAATCACCAGCGGCTCAGTGACAACCAAGATAACTAAAGACGGTGGCACTCAAGGAACAACCTCCAACAGTGCAGCACACGAAGGCAATGGCCAATGGTCAATCAACCTGACAGCAACGGAAATGGATGCCGACATTGTCGGTCTCGCGATAACGCACACCAACGCACTGACACTGTACATAACATTCCAGACAAGCAGGTAAAGAAAGTCTGCACAGAGTGCAATCGAAAGGTTGAAGAAGAACTTGTCGGCGTGACTGAACCTGGTTGGCAAGGCTGGCTTTGCGAAGGTTGTTTTGACAAATACCTCAACAACGAACTGACGGATGGCTAAAGGCACAACAACACGAACGCTCTTCATCAACCGGCTCAAACGAGAAGGCCGTGGAGCTGAATGGCGTAGACGCTACAAGGAAGCCAAGAAAGAGTGTGACGGCTGGAAGGAAGCGTCAGACAAAGTGATGGCAGAAATGGGCTTTGTGTCTGCTGCCGTTGAGCGGGAAATACACGAACGATTCTTGAAGTATGGAATGGCTGGAATCCCAGAACAGCTTGAATCGATCCAACAAGACAAAGAACAAACAGAGTTGATCGAGATACTCGGAGAGTACGACATCAACGACAGTGAGTTGCCAGCTGATATCGCCTTTGTGTTTCACAACCTACACAAGGCAGTTGGCGAGATGACGAACTGGAAGACGAAGCCAGATGATGCTCCAACACCAGGAGCGTGGAACATGCTGATATGGGCCAGTGCCAATCAGACAAAGTTCTTCGACAAGGTGTTAGGTGAACAGCTGAAGTCTGGACGCACAACAGAAGATCAAGGAATGAGAGACACACAGGAGAGCGTTGAGCAAATCGAAGCAATGCTTTCCGAACTTTTATAAGGGTGTCTCACATGAAACGTAACCGACTGTTCTACATCACAGGAACGCTTTTCCACATAGCCGCAACATTGTACTTCCTGGTGCTAATGTGGAAATCGTATGTGTGGTGGCAGTGGTTACACCGGCTTCAAGACACACTTGAGGCACAGCCTAATGGAATGCTGATTTGAGTTTATACAAGCTTGTCCCCAAAGGACTGAAAGAGAATCTGGAGTTCAGACGTGACCTGCTTCAATGGGCAGACACAATCGAACGACAGCGAACTCTCTGGACTGCTTGTAAGCACGATGTACTGTTTTTCATCAACACATTTTGCTGGCTTTACGAGCCACGTGGAAGTCGGTTGGTGGGAACAACGAGCAATGTGATTCCGTTTAGAACCTACAAGTTCCAAGACAGAGCATTCCTCGAAATGGATGAAGTCTTAGGTCAACACGACATTGGTGTTGAGAAGTCGAGAGACTTGGGAGCGACATGGATGTTCCTGACTCTCTTCTTTCATCACTGGATGTTTCACGACTTCAGCAGCTTCGGGATTATGTCTCGTACTGCTGATCTCGTAGACAAGCCAGGAAAGAAAGACACATTGATGTGGAAGCTTGACTTCCTGCTCAATGGAGATGGTGGTCGTGGTGGATTACCTGCCTGGATGAAACCGTCCAAGACATACCGCTCAATGATGCTGATGGAAAACCGAGACAACGGTTCGACGTTTGAAGGAGCATCAACAACGGAAGACGCTTTCCGTGGTGGACGTAAGAAAGCCATTGCTATCGACGAATATGCAGCGTTTCCTACTGGTGACGACTACAAAGCGTTGGCGGCGACACAGCATGCGACTGACTGTCGTGTGTTTGTGTCTACTCCGAAAGGAGCAAGCGGTGCTTACTACGATGTAATGCACACGCCATCGAACATCAAGAAGATCATCCTTAACTGGACTGAACATCCTGATCGTGGCGTTGGCTTATACACAAGCAAGGAAGGTGTGCTTGAAATCCTCGACAAGGAATACAAGTTCCCGGAAGGCTACAAGTTTGTGCTTGATGGCAAGGTTCGAGCACCGTATTACGACCAAGAATGTCAGCGTCCAGGAGCAACACCACAGTCGATCGCACAGGAACTAGACCGTGACTACGGCGGTTCTGAGTATCAAATCTTCGGCAAAGACTTGTACGAACAAGGTAAGTCAGGACTGCTTCGCCCTTACGAGCAAGGAATCCTGTTTTATGACGAAGAAGACCTTACTCCCGAGTTTAATGCGACTACGGACGGTCCGTTTAAGGTTTGGTGTCACCGTGATAGTAGCGGTGTACCTGTCAAAAGTGGACAGTACGTGATCGGTTGTGACATCTCTGCCGGACTAGGTGGAGACTACACAAGTAACTCTGTATTAGTTGCTGTAGACACGGTAACTGGACAGCAGGTGGCAGAGTTTGCAACCAACACACTCAGACCTGAAGCGTTTGCTGACCTCACGATTGCAACAGCAAAGTGGTTCAACAACGCTTACCTGATCTGGGAAATGAATGGTCCTCCTGGTGGAGCATACACAAAGCAAGTTCTCGAACGTAACTACGGCAACATTTACTACCGTGAGATAGAGAACAAAAGCTATCGCAAGAAGACACGCAATCCAGGTTGGTTCAGTACAGACAAAAACAAACTTGCTGTACTTAGCCAGATGTCAGCCGCTATTCAGAACGGTGAATACTGCATCCGCAGTGAGAAGCTACTGAATGAATGTCGGCAGTACGTCTACAAGCAGGGGAAAGTCGTACATAGCCGTTCTGTAAAAACGCAGGACGACTCAGCCAAAGGTCAGGCACATGGTGACCGAGTAATTGCAGCAGCAATTGCATGGCATGCGACGAAGGACAGACCAGCACGCAAACCAGTTGAACGAGATGCGTTTGAAGAAGACTTGCCATACGGCTGCATGGCATGGCGACTTAGAGAGCACGAAGACCGTTTAGCGTTACAGAATAACGATGGTTGGTAATGAACCCGAACAAAGAACTTGATCGCACTCGCCTGCTGAAAGCAATTCAGCATTCGACCAAAGCACTAAAGCCTTTTCGTGAAGTGCGTAAGGCAATGGTGCGTGACTTCGTTGGTTCGTACTACGGAATGACCGATGAGCTCAATCGGCGTGAAGTCATCATGAACCTGATGTACCAAACGGCAGAGACGTACACCATGAGCTTGGCAGCGAATCGTCCAAGGGTTTTAGTCACTGCTCGTCATCCAGACATCGAATGGTTTGCACACACATTCCAACTGAGCCTAAACAATCTCATTAAAGAGATACGCCTTGAAGACATCTTGCGGAAGGCGGTGATGGACTCTTTCTTTGCCATTGGCATTGTGAAGGTCTACACCGCTGACGCAGGACTCGTACAGCTTGAAGGTGAAGACGAATGGGTTGATCCAGGCAAGCCGTTTGCTGAGAACATCAGCCTTGATGATTTTGTTTATGACACCACAGCAAGCGAATGGCGAAAGAGTTCTTTTGCATTAAACAAGTATCGCATCAGTCGTGAGAAGGTGATGAACGATGCGGCATATGACCGCAAGGTAGTTGAGCAGTTAAAGCCTGCGACACAGTATCCGAATTACAGCAACCATGATGGTGAAGTTCCAGTACGTGAAATGCTAACGGCTGAAACCACAGAACCAGGCATTGATCCAATGCTTGACCTAATGGACATCTGGCTTCCGAAGGACAACCTGATCGTCACGATGCCGGTTGGAAAAGACACAAAGCCAATACGAGTTGTGGAATGGGAAGGGCCCGAGCACGGATGTTTTCACACGTTGAGCCTGACCTGTGAAGTTCCTGACAACATTATGCCGGTTTCACCAGCGATGAATCTCAAGCCACTAAGCGATTTGGTAAACGGCTTGCTGAGAAAACAGAAACGACAGGCTCAAAGACAGAAAGACATTCCGTTCTATCAGGCTGGCCATCAGGACGATGCTCGCCGAATTGAACGTGCCAGTGACGGTGAATGGACAAGAGTAGACAACCCTGACAGCGTGAACGTGATGAAGATGGGCGGTGTTGACTCCCAAAATCAAGCGTTCTCCCACAGCATGAGAGACACATTCGATCGGATGGCTGGGAACTTGCAGATGATGGCAGGTCTTGGTCCACAAGCGGATACGCTAGGCCAAGACAAGCTCATCCATGGTGCTGTGTCTAAGCGAGAAGCGAACATGCAGTACCGTGTCGTCGATTTTACCGCACGAATCTGCAAGGATCTCGGCCAACTGCTTTGGCAGGACGAGATGCTTGAGATACCGAACGAGTTTGAAGCTGCTGGTCAAACCATTCGTGCAGATTGGGACCCTGAAGTGCGTGAAGGCAACTTCTGGGATTACAACTTTGAAGTCGAGCCATTCAGCATGATGTACAAGTCTCCGAGCGAACGAGTTCAGGGACTGACAAACTTCGTGACTCAGATCGCTATGCCAATGGAGCAAGTGCTTGCTCAGGCTGGTGGAGCAGTAGACATGCAAGAGCTGACTGAAGTCTATGCAGACCTTATGGACATGCCACGACTGAAATCGATTGTGAAGTTCGATCAGCCAGGCAATGAACGTCCAGGCCCAACTCCAGAACAACCGGCTCAAGCGAGTCACACAGTTCGTGAGTCTGTACGCAAGAGCGTTTCAACCGGCGGCACAGACAAAGCTAGAAGCAACGTGATGCAACAGCTACTGCAAGGTGGTCAACCTAACGAACAACAGATGGGAATGATGGGCAGAGAGAAAGCTACCTAATGGCTAAGAAATATTACTACCGCAACAAAGACGGCGAACTTGCATGGCACGATCAACCGCTACCTGAGTTCGGCAAAGAAAACGTCAAGAAAGCTGATAGACGACTAGGCACAAATGCTTGGTCAACCGGCTTGGTCAGCGACGCAGCTGGAGTACACCCGAACCAAGTCAAAGAGTTTCGGGAAGACGCACAGAAACAAGGATTTACAGGAGTTTCGTTTACGGACAGCGGTGATTGTGTTTTTCACTCACGCCGTGAACGCGCACGCTATTTGAAGCACCGTGGTCTGTTTGACCGCAACGGTGGTTATGGAGACTGAGATGCCAGAAGAAGTAAACGAAGAAGTACAGGAAGAAGAAATCACTCTTACTGAAGATGATTTAGCGGTCATCGATGAGGTTGAAGCAACCGACGAAGAACCGCAGGAAATAGAACAATCAGACTCTGTTGAATCAGAGCCTGAACCAGTTGTCGATGATGAACCTTCCATCGATGACGATGTGTCTGGTCAGACGTTTAATCCTGACTTGGTGGCACGAGCACAGCAGTACGGACTCGATCCGAACGGCTTTGCAAACGAAGAGCAGTTGAACTATGTAGTTGACCAATTCAACCAAGGTAATGACCAACTCTACCAATGGCAGAACTGGTATCAAAACCAACTACAGACACAGCAGCCTCAGACAGCTGAGCAATACAAAACTCAGCAACCTCAATTCCGTGTGGACTTGAGTGAAGACTACGACGAGGGATTACGAACAGCGATAGATCAAATGGCTGCACAAATGCAGTCGTACTACGATCAGCAGCTTGATGTCGTCGCTCGCAGTATTCTCGATCAGCAGGATCGAATTGCCTATCAACAACAGTATGTGTCTCAAGCTGAGGCTTATCAGCAACAGCAGAACGCAGCTAGCGAGTTAGACCAATTCAACAATGCTGTATCTCGTTTAGATAACCAAGCACTCTTTGGTGATTCGTCTTATCAGGAACTTGAGCCTGGTAGCCAGCAAGCACAAAACATGGAACGCCTGTTCGATCAGGTCAACGTGTTAGCTGCCGGTTATGAAGCTCAGGGACTTCTCGTTCCTCAACAGGACGAGCTTGTGAAACAGGCATATCACACTGTGTTTGGTGAACAAATTAGTAACCAACACCGACAACGATTTAATGACCGAGCACGCCGCAACTCTCGCCGTAGACTTGGTTCAGGTGCAACGACAGCGGCTCAGCCCGAGCTTGCAGATGATGTAGATGAACTGGTTAACAGTGAAGTGCTAAAAGAGTTTTACGACTCTGCGATGTCGGACAACGGATCGTAGTCGGTCTGAATATAGGAGGGCAATTCAATGCCTTTACTTCCAGACCAGCTCGGTGATTTCGTTACCCTGACTCTCAATAACTTCAAGAAGAAGAGTTGGGTTGACTTGTCACTCGACAAACAACACCACGTCTTCGCCCAGAAATTTCTGAAGGGCAAGACACGTACACCGTATTCTGGCGGTGGACAACTTGAATGGAAGGTTCAAACGACCAATACTGGAACAGCAAAGTTCTCTGAGCTGTACAGTGTTGACGCTACATCAGTCAAAGACTTGATGACCACAGCGAAGCAGCCTTTTACTAAAGCAACTGTCAACTTCAGCTATGACGTTGATGAAGATGCTTTCCAGAGTGACCGTGAGACGATCATTCGCGAGATTGATATTCGTCGTCACTCAGCTTTCAACGACTACTTTGAGTTGATGGAAGAAGCTCTGTGGACTGCACCTAGCAGTTCGACAGAAAGCCCACGAAGCCCTTCTGGAATTCCATTCTGGATTCAGAAGTCTAACACCACACCTGGTGGTGGATTTACTGGTGGCGATCCTAGCGGATTCACCAACGGTGCGGCTGGCATTAAAGTTGCCGACGTGGCGAACTGGAAGAACTGGTCATTCTCGTATAAGAGTGCCGGTTCTCGGGATGACCTCGTATCCAAGATACGTAAGGCCATTTCTCACTGTTACTTCCAAGCTCCTAAGCAGTTCTCTGAACTAGCTGGTGGCAAGGCTGAAAGTGACCACATGTTCTACACAACTTACAGCGTGATTGCTGATTTAGAGAAGCTCATGGAAAGTCGCAATGACAACCTTGGGACTGACCTGATGAAGTACGCTGGCTCGGTTGTGATTAAGGGCAACCCTGTTGTTTGGGTTCCATTTTTGGACTCGAACGATTCTTCAAACCCAATCTACGGTGTGAACCACAAGACATTGCAATGGCACTACAAGAAGGGCCGTGACATGTTGTGGCATCCACCACAGAAAGCTGCACGTCAGCATACTGTGCGTGAAGTTCACATGGATGCTTGGGGTAACTTCATCTGCCTGAATCGTCGAAGAAACTTCGTCGGATACGTGGCCTAATTAGGAAAGGAGTTTGAATAATGGGTGACCTTTATCTCAAACCGCAACGAGGGTCTGACAATCTCCTACGAGGCTTGTCGCCCAATATCTGGAGTCAGGCTCCATTGGTTCAGATTAATTCTGGAGCAATAGACGAAGGCTTTGGGTTTATAGATGACTTCCTTACCTTCCCTGAAGCTAACGCTGAAATTCCATGGCTGTCTACACAGTCCACAACTGGAACGTCTGCGTTGGATGATGCGAAGGGTGGTGTTCTCAAGATTGATTCTGGTGGAACAACACAACACAAAGGAATGAACCTTCAGTATGGCGTTGGCGAGCAATTTCTCGCTAATGCTAATGCGAAACTCTACTTTGAGGCTCGCATTAAACTATCAACAATCAGTGGCCCGAAAGTGCAAGCTTTTGTCGGCCTTGCTCAAGAGAACACTGCTGTGATCGCTTCTGGTGCAAACGCCACTGCCAATCACATCGGGTTTGAATTTCTGAACACAACAGACATCA